AAAATTTCAGAGGAAGCACGAGTTCAAATGCCAATGAAAACAGTGGCGTCCCTCATTGCACTTGTTGCAATAGGAACTTGGGCGTTCTTCGGTATTCAAGAAAAACTTAATCAGCACTCAACTCAATTAGAAATTATGGAAAAAGATTTAGTTCTTAATTCCGAATTTAGAATAGGCTGGCCTCGTGGACTTTTAGGAAGTCTTCCAGCTGACTCAGAACAATTCATGCTCATTGAGGAATTATATAAACAAACAGATAAACTTGAAATAAGAGTAGATGGTATGCTCCATAATGAAGTTAATATAAAAGCTTTAGATAAAGCTGTAGAAAAATTACAAGCTGATGTAGAAAAATTAAAAGATAAACAAAGAACATTTAGCAATGGAGATACTCATTAATGAAAGAAAGTTTATTAAAACTTACACACAAAATTACTACTTGGCATGAAAGAATGTTTAAATATCTAACTTTAAAATCTAAAACCAGCATTTTTTTTACATGGCTTTTAGTTTTTATTTGTCTCTATGAAATTTTTGAACATATTGTTATACCTATATTTTTACTATGGTGGAGTTTTAATTAATGACCGAAATAGTAATAGCTTTATTAATGTTAATTAATAATGAAATAACAGAACATAGAATACAATCCTCAATGAGTGAATGTCTTAAAGGTAAACGTATTGCAGAAAGAACTAAACAACCTAATATACAATATACTTGTATTAAATCAGAAGCAGAATTAGAAATAAATATAGATGGCTCAAAAACAATTAAGAAACTTATATTAAAATGAGTAATAACAAGAGGAAACAATATGACTATAACTGGTAAAGTTAAGTGGTTTAATCCTACCAAAGGGTATGGATTCATTTCACGAGATGATGATGCTAAAGATGTCTTTGTTCATTCTTCAGCAGTAAGAAATGCCGGTTTATCTGGATTAGCTGAAGGGGAATTAATAACATTTGAAGTGGAAGAAGGTACTAAAGGCCTTGCTGCANTTAATCTACAAAAAGGTTAAGCAGTAAAATGAAGAAAAAGCGTAATCCTGTTGCGAAACAATTACGACATTTTAAACAAAAGATAATTCGTAATAAAAAAGTCTATAATAGAAAAAAATTATCCAAAATTTAAAGCTTTCAATATCAATATTTTTGTTTTATATCTACTAATAGGAAAGTATGGTATGAACCAGGAGGTATATTAATATGANAAAACAAGGATATAATGCTAGAAAAGATGAACAACTAGGAATGACTAGAGGAAAACAATCTGGTAAAAAAATGTCTATGGCTGGTAGAAGAAAAGTAGCTAAAGCTACTCGTAAACCTAAAGGCACTTACGGTTTTAAAAAAAAGTAAATAATTAATAGAGGAGGCTTTAGTTANAGATGAATAAATNAGTATTTAATACTAAAGCTCACTCTATTAAAAAAANATAATGCCTTTTAGATCAGAAAAACAAAGACGATACATGCATATTAATAAACCAAAAATTGCAAAAAAATGGTCAAAAAGATATGGAAGTAAAATAATTAAAAAAAAGAAAAAAACATAATGGAAGTTGAATTAGAAAAAAAAAAATTACAATTCACTAATGATAAAGGTGAAAAAGTTAGAGTTGATATAGATCAAGATCAAACTGAAAAAGATGAAGAAGTTTTTGAAAGAAATCATTATACAAATTTAGCAGAAGAATTAGACGAAAAAGAAGTTGCAAAAGTAGGAAAAGATTTAGTTAGAGCTTATGAAGATGATAAAAGTTCTAGAAAAAATTGGGAAGATCAATATTCTAAAGGCTTACGAATGTTAGGAATAGTAGTAGAAGATAGACAAGATCCTTTTCCAGGAGCTTCTGGTGTTCATCATCCTTTACTTGCAGAAGCAGCAACACAGTTTCAAGCTAGAGCTATCGCTGAAATGTTTCCAGCAGGTGGTCCTGTAAAAACACAAATCATCGGAAAAAGTACAGATAAAAAATTAGAACAAGCACAAAGAGTTCAAGACTTTATGAACTTTCAAGTTACTCAAGAAATCCCTGATTACTTTAATGAACTAGATCAAATGTTATTTTATTTAGCTCTTGCTGGAAGTGCTTTTAAAAAAATATATTTTGATAATACATTAGATAGAATTTGCTCTAAATTTGTACCTGCTGAAGAGTTTGTAATTTCTATGGAAAATACAGATTTAGAAACNGCTGATAGATATACTCAAGTAATGAAATTAACAAGAACTGAAATAAGAAAACATCAAATTTCAGGNTATTATAAAGATGTTCCATTAACTAAATCTGATCCTAATACTGGTGCTANTAGCGGAGATATGGTTGAACAAACTTTACAAAGATTAGAAGGTATGACACCAAGTATGGCTAGTAAAATTCATACTCTTTTAGAAGTACATACCAATATAGATTTAGGTGAAGATAAAGATCAATTAGCTTTACCTTATATTATAACAATAGATTANGAATCACAAAGAGTTTTATCTATTAGAAGAAACTGGAAAGAAGAAGATTCATTAAAAAGAAAAAGAACTTANTTTATTCATTATAAATATCTTCCTGGCTTGGGCTTTTATGGCTTCGGTCTTATACAAATGATAGGCGGACTTCAACACGCAAGCACTGGTGCTTTAAGAGCACTATTAGATTCAGCTGCTTTTGCTAATCTCAATGGAGGTTTTAGAGCTAAAGGAGCCAGAATAGAAGGAGGAGATATTACTATCTCTCCCGGAGAATGGGTTGAAGTAGAAGCGTATGGTGATGACTTGCGTAAATCTTTTATCCCTCTTCCCTTTAAAGAACCATCACCAACATTACTCCAATTACTTGGAGTTTTAACTGAGTCAGGGAGACGTTTTGCTTCTATCGCTGATGCAATGATTGGAGATTCAGCTGGATCAGGTCCAGTTGGAACTACTATTGCTTTAATAGAACAAGGTTCTAAAGTATTTTCTGCTATTCATAAAAGAATACATCAAGCTCAAGGTAGAGAATTTAAATTAATTTATGAATTAAATGGAGAATATTTAGATGATGAATATTCTTTTGAAGTAATAGGTGAAAATAAAAAAATTAGAAGAAAAGATTTTAGTGCTTCAATTAGTGTTGTTCCTGTATCTGATCCTAATATATTTTCTCAAGCTCAAAGAATAGCTTTAGCTCAAACTGGTTTACAATTAGCAAGAGAAACTCCTGATGTAGTAGATGTAAAAGAAGCAACAAGAAGATTTTTACAAGCTTTAAGTATTCCNGATTATATGGATTTAATAATAGAAGATGAAGATACTCCTAGACGTGATCCAGTATCAGAGAATATGGCTATACTTAATACTATGCCTATTCAAGTATTTGAAGATCAAGATCATCAAGCTCATATGCAAGTTCATGCTCAATTTATGAATGATCCTAGATTTGGTGGAAACCCTGAAGCTAAAGAAAGATTATATCCAGCCATGTTAGCTCATATGGGTCAACATATGGCTTATTTATATCAACAACAAATGCAAGCATCAGTTCCNGAAGGTAATCCTGTTTCATCTGGAGATTTTAATAGAGAATTAGATAATGAACCTTCTAAAGAAATAAGTATAGAAGAAGAAAATAGAATAGCAGCAAATGCTGCACAAGCTGCACAGCAGTTAATGGGCAGTATGCCTCCTTCTCCTGAAGAACAAAAACAACAAATGGAAGATAAAGAAAANCAAGCTAACATTCAATTAAAAGCTGAAGAACTTCAAATTAGAAAAGCAAGATTTATGCAAGGTGTAAAACAAAGTGAAAAACAAGATGCAAGAAAAGATGCTGAGACTAAATCTAAAATAGTAGAGACCGCAGCAAAAATTGCAAGGAAAGATAAAAGAAGTTAATGGGAGCGAAAGCAGATTCAATAAGACAAGCTAAAAAATTTTTAGAAAATAAAAAAATCTCTATTAAAAAAGTTAAACCACATTTGTTTGCTATTGCTTCAAATGGATTAAAAAAAAATTTTAATGCAACACTAGATTATTTTATGAAAGGAAGTAATGGAACGCCTACTACAAGCGATCAAGCAAAAAATAAAAGAACATAAACAAGAATTAAGTAATAATCTATTATCTAAAGGTGTGGAAAATCTTCCTGAATTTAAACGTGTCTATGGATATGGACAAGGTTTAGATAAATCACTTGAAATAATTAATGAATTAATTGAAAAATATAAAACAGGAGAAATAGAAGATGATATATAATGATATATGGGCAACTGATAATGATATACCTACACCCGAAAAAGTACCACAACCTGTAGGTTATAGAATATTAATAAGACCTAGAGGAGTAATAGAAAAAACAAAAGGTGGTATTATATTGACTGATTCAAGCAAAGATAGTCAATCTTATTTAAATAGTGTAGGTAAAATAATAGCAATGGGATCAGAATGTTATAGTGATAGAAAACAACCTTGGTGTAAAGTAGATGATTGGGTTATTTTTGGTAGATATGCAGGTGCAAGAATTTCTGTACAAAAGGTTAAAATGGTGTTATTAAATGATGATGAGATTATTGCAACTCTGGAAAGTCCAGATATAATAACTCAACAATTATAATAAACATTAACATAAGTTAATGCCAACATAGGAGATACTATGCCTGAGAATGAAAAAGAAAAAAAAGAATTAGAAGTAAAACTTGATGATGTTGTAGAAGGACAAGAGGTAGATGTACCTTTAAATCCATTAGAAAAGTTACAACAAGAACAAGAAAAACCTTCTAGTGAAAGTGAAAAAGAAGAAGAAGATAAACAAACTTATAAAAAAGAAAAAGATCATGGGACTGATATATCTTATGAAAATGAAGTAAAATATGATGTAGAAACTAAACCTACTGAAAATATACCTTCATATTCAGAAGATTTACCTTATTCTGTTAAAGTTCGTAAAAGAATTCAGAAAGAAGTAGCAAAAAGAGCAGA